TGGAATCGCCGCAGAGCACCGTATGCCTGCCCAAATGCCAGAGATCGCCGGGACGGGAAAAGCAGGGCCTTTCCAGCTCCGCCTCCACGTCAAATTCATCTTCCTTCACGTCCTTATCGTGTACCTGAGAAAACAGATCGTCGATCTCCGCCGCGTCGAAGCCGGTGCTGTCCAGATCATATCCGCTCGCCTGCAGGCCGGAGAGCAGGTCTGCCAGCGCCGTCGGCTCCCAGTCGCCGGTAGCCTTGTTCAGCGCCACGTTCAGCGCCTTTTCGTCATCCGGGTTCTCAATGCGCACCACCACGCAGGCGATCTCTTCGGCGCCTTCCGCCTTGAGCACCTTGAAGCGCTGATGCCCGCCCACGATATTCCCCGTGACCTCGTTCCAGATGATGGGATCCACATACCCGAAATCGTGCAGGGAGCGCCTGATTTTCTCGTAAGCCGGGTCGCCCGGCTTCAGATCCTTGCGGGGATTATATTTTGCCGGTTTCAGCATGGAAACGGGCACTTTTTGAACGTTTATTTCCGTCTGTACAGATGGCGAAAAACCCATAAAATCAACCCTTTCGAGCGCCCTGGCGCTATTTTTTGCGTTCCGAAAAAACACTTTATTTTTGCGAAATATTTCACGGCAGTGCGCCCCGGTCCCGGAGAAAACGCTCCCGGAGATTCGATCCCCCCTGGGGCCCCAAAGCCG